CTCCCTTAACTTTACCAGTTTCACTAAAGTTTTTTATTTTAGATTCTTGCAGAACTTTAATCACTTCTCTTTGCGGGTGACGTTTTTTAAATTCGCTAACAACAAAAGCAGTTTTATAAACTTTTCTTTCACTTAGTGGCCTCTTATATATTGAATCGATTTCTAAAACTAGTTCCACCGTATTGTCATTTAAATATTTAATTTTCATAATATAGATCTTCCTTGTCTGTGTTTAGCACCTTTTCTATTTTATTATACAATATAGGACTTAAATCTTTCAATTTTTGTTTGTCTCCCAATAAATAATTTTCAAAACCATTAGCCCAATATTCTTTTAAAGATGTTATAGCATAAGGTGAATAAAATAGGCCCGGCGAGATATTCCTCAAATAATCATATCCTAATTCTTTATACAGATGATTGTCAAAACTTTCATTATACTCCGGACTTAAATAATATAACATATTATAAGTATCTTTGTCAAGTAAATAATAAAGAGAACGTCTCTTAGCCAAAAATTCTGATTCTAACTTATAGTCACCATATATTATATCATTTAATTGAGATAAATGTTCTATCGCATGCGCCATTTCATGTATAATGTCATCAATCAAATCTTCATCATCATCTTGATTATTGGAAACATATATTGAGTTGTCTTTATATAGAGCATTAAATGCCCGATTTTTTTTATGAAAATCATTAAAGTTTCCAACGTAAATACCCTCGAATTCATCTGTGAGGTGGATTGGTACCAAGGATTCAATTCGTTGCAAAATAGAGTCAAAATTTATATCATTATTGAAATCTTTTATCATATAAACTGGCTTATCATGTAAGCGTAAATTCTGCTTAGATAGATTATTCACTGATTCACGAATATATTTTATCATTGTTCTGATTCGTTTTTGTTTGTACTATCAACATCCGCCAAAGCTTGGCTATAGCCCCTAATAAAATTTTCTTCTGCTACTGGCAATAAAAATTCTGGAAATTCTGTTGCCATGGCCTCAATAATCATTTCAACTGTTACTTCGTCATTTTCCGGCTTAAATTTTTCTCCAACATAATCTACAAGCCATTCTTTCATTGGATTTGTCTTTTCAACAGGAACTTGTATATCGGGTGTATCACTCATCTTCTATCCTCCATTAGTGTAATTATATCAGCAATTTGAATTAATTTAAAGTATTTTAGACGCTATCGTCGCGACTTTTGAACGCTCGCCCTTTACCAATGCCACGTGGCCTGAAATATCATATTCTTTAAATTTTTCAACGGCGTGAGTAAGTCCATTAGAAGTTTCATCTAGATAAACATTATCAATTTGCTCTATGTCTCCCGTCAAAACTATTTTTGTATTTTCTCCGACGCGCGTAATAATTGTTTTTAATTCATGGGCTGTGAGATTCTGTGCTTCATCCACTATAATAAATGCATTTGAAATGGAGCGCCCTCTTATATAAGTTAATGCTTCAATTTCAATCGTTCCGTTGCTTATATACATTTTCAGTGTTTCTTTGTCGTTGCCCAGCAAAAACTGCAGATTGTCTTGAATGGGAGCGACCCAAGGCGCCATTTTTTCTTCAATTGTGCCAGGCAAAAAACCAATATCTCGACCCATTGGCTGAATTGGACGCGAAATAACCAACCTTTTATATTGTTCAGATTCCATTATTTGCTGTAAGCCGGAAGCTATAGCTAATAGTGTTTTTCCGCATCCAGCTTTACCGGTGAGAGTGACTACGTCTATATTCTTATCACCCAAAAGGTCTAAAGCAAATATTTGCTCTTTGTTTCTTGGCTTTATTCCCCAAATTCCTTTATTGTGACCACCGTTGATTCTTTTAAGAGGTAACGAGTGTGAAAAAAATCTTGCCAAAGCTGTTTTCTTTTCATTTTGATTAGAAACTAACATAACATATTGGTTAGGAAACAACCTACGTTCTTCTTTTTCGATAAATATGCTTTCTTCGTTATAAAACCTATCTAATACCGGTTCATCCACCAGATGCTCAGTAAAACCAGTATATATGTGGCTCGTGTCTTTAACAACTTGATTGGATTGGAAATCTTCTGTTATGAGGCCGAGCGAATCACATTTAACTCGCATATTAATATCGCGAGTAACAACAATCACTTTTCTTTTTGGATTCTCATCTTTTTGATTTAAAGCAACACCAATAATTTCATTATCCGGTATTGATACGTCTAGATTTTCTGGAATTGATTTTTTTATACAAAGTTTAACATATATTTTGCCTTTGCTGCGGCCTAATTTAATACCTTTATAGAGACTTCCATTTTCTCTGAGGCTATCTAGTTTGCGAATGACCTCGCGCGCATTTGTTCCTACGCTGTCTTGACGCTTTTTATGATTATCAATTTCTTCTAAAACTTTTAAAGGTAATACAATATCATTATTGTTAAAGGAAGTAAGACAGCTAGCATCTGTTAAACAAGCGCTAGTATCCAAAACATAGATCTTTTTAGCCATAAAATTCTCGATTATTCAGCACTTACAATAAATAGTTCACAATTTTTATTTGATGTAATTGGCGAAAACGTTTATAGGTCATTAGTTATTTGTATAGGATTAAAAACTAACGTTAGTTTTTAATATTAAGGAGGTCGAAGGAGGACTAAAAATATGTATAGGGCACTAACACTAACCCTTTTTATTCTATCAGCTATGTTAACAACTTCTTGTGGTTTAAAAAAAACCGCAAGTGAATTCTTGCCACGCAAAAGCTATGTTTATGTTCAAAAAACAGTTAAACTTAGAAAATGTCTCGATGATAAGTGTATGGAAGGTGGTTTTACCGCTTCTGGTTCTGGTTTCATTGTTAAAATAACATATGAAGGCTCATATATCATGACAGCGTCACATGTTTGTGTGGAAGACAAAAACCAATATATAGGGGGGGTTGAAGTGGTTTCAGAAAACGTTCTAGTTGAAACTTTAGATGGACGCACCTATACGGCGGAAGTGCTTGATCACGACCCGGATATTGATATTTGTTTGATGTTTGCGGAAAATCTTACATCAAAAGTAAAAGCAGCGAGAATAGCCGATTCGGCGCCCAAAGAAGGTGATAAAGTATTTAATATCGCTTCTCCCTATGGAATTCACTACAACAACGTAGTGCCTATTTTTGAAGGACGCTACATTGGCATAAAAGGTAAACAAAGTTATTATACTTTTGACGCGGCGCCGGGTTCTTCAGGTTCCATGATTGTTAATGACAAAGGAGAATTAATAGGATTGCTACACTCAGTCTTTATAAAAATGAATGTAGTAGTGGTTTCTGTAAATTATGACGATTTAAAAGCTTTTGCTCATAAAGGGATTAGAAACCATAAAAAAGACAGATATAATAAAATATTACTACTGGATACTAAACTTAAGCTTTAACGTTTCTTATAAATTACAGTGCCCAGCTTGCTTTGCACAAGTTTTAGATAATCATAAAATCTCAAACCAGCTCTTTCATCCCTCAAAACGTTATTTAGAAAATAATCTCTATTATAGCTGAATATTCGTTTTAAGTAATCTTTTAGAATTGCATCATATATAAATCTACTATTAAAGGTTTCTCTTGTTATCAAACTTTGAGAAAAAATTATATCTCTATCGTCTAAAAAATGAATGTTAACGCCATATCCAGAATTATTTTTCACACTAACCATGTCATATTCCATTCTAATACTAAAATTAGCCGGAGAACACACATAGCCCATTTCTTTTATCTGCTGGCGATATCGCCTCACCTTCTAATGGCCGATATACTATGCGGGGAAATGAATTGAATTTTTTTATTCTTATTTCTTGGATCTTGAAGAGTTAAATACTGATCGGCGCTCCATCGAAGGTATTGGATATCTTCTAAAAGCCAAACTTTATTATTATAAGATACTTTTGATCCCACATAAGCTCTTCTTCCTAAAGAATCGATTGTAAATCTATTAGTTGCCATCCTTCTTTGATTTCCTTTTCTTTTTGTTCTTTTTGACTTCAATCGGCTTTTTCCAAGCCTTAAGTTTAAACCACCCTTTTTTGTTTGTTTCTCTAACTCGTTTTATCTTATATAAATCGAATTCATCATCCAATTCATTAATTTTTTCTTTTGCCTTATTATAATTATCAAAAAAACCATAAATAACCCAAGTTTTATTAGACATTTTTATTCTCCTAATCCACAAACAGTTTCTGTTATTAATTTTGTTACTACGTAAGGATCACAATTAGCATTAGGGCGTCGATCTTCGATATAGCCTTTTCCATCCTTTGCCACATGCCATGGTACCCTAACGGATGCGCCTCGATCAGATATTCCATATCGATATTCTTTATAAGAACATGTTTCATGATCACCAGTCAATCTCTTTTCTATATCTGCACCATAATTCTTAATATGTAAACTGTGACGTTCACCCAAACATTCAGCAGCTTTTACATAATAGTGCGCACCGCCAGTCTCTCTCATAGATTTTGTTGAAACATTGGTATGACATCCTGCACCATTCCAGTCTCCTTCTGCTGGTTTTGGATCAAAAGAAACAGCTACATTGTGTTTTTCTGCAATTCTATGCAATAGCCAGCGAGCAATCCACAATTGATCAGAGACTTCTATTGCATCGACCGGTCCAACCTGAAATTCCCATTGACCTGGCATTACTTCTGCATTAATTCCAGATATAGCTAAATCTGCTTCTAAGCAAGTATCAAGATGTTCTTCGGCAATATCTCTACCAATTGCTAGGCCGGCGCCGACGCCACAATAATATGGACCTTGGGGAACAGGATCCTTGTCGCCCAAAAAGCCATATGGTTCTTTTGGATGATTCATATGCATAAAAGTGTATTCTTGTTCCATCCCGAACCATACATCTTCTTTCTCAAATTTTTCGTATATTTTTTGCAATTCAGCTCTTTTGTTTGTCTTATGTGGAGTCATATCTGTATTTAACACCTCGCATAAAACCAGTTTATTATCTCCCCCCCGAATAGGATCATCACAAACAAACACTGGATTTAATACACAATCAGAATTGTGGCCTTCTGCTTGATTAGTGCTTGATCCATCGAAACCCCAAATAGGAATTACTTCATCTTCATATAAAATATTTGTCTTAGATCTCAACTGAGAAGTTGGTTTAACGCCATCAATCCAAATGTATTCTGCTTTGTATTTATTCATTATATTTCCTTACTTAACTCAGCGTCCTCGCTGTCGAATTCCTCGTCATTGTTTTCTGTTTCTATAGGCTGTTCTATAGTAAAAACAGACACAGCAGCTGCAATTGCACTAGCTTCTTTAAGATCATATGCTCCGCGCTTTTGCGCAATATTCACTGCTTGTACTAATATATTTAAAGCTTGATTTTTTTCCATAGTATTCTCCTTTATATCTTCATGGTTGATTTGGTGGAGGCGCCGGGAGTCGAACC